AAAAGTTTAGATCTTGGGATTCTCAAGATGTCTTTAATAAGACAAGTGAAATAGTTCAGAAAATGTATAATGTTAAATTGGTTTGGTAATGGATGAGATCTTTAAGAGGCTTGTTGAAGAGAATATAAGCCCTAATACTTACTATGTTTTGCACTGCATAAAGGAAAAAATAGTGCCTGCTAATTTTGTTAATAAAGCAATAGAAAGCAAAAGACTGCAAAGTGATGCATGGCTTGATGAAAGCTTGCAACTTACCAGTAAAAGTCTTATCTTTACAGAAGAAATCAATGGTTATTTCAAAAGAACAAAGAAGAAAACAGCCAAAGATTTAATGGGTCAGAACTTTACTGAAAACATAAAGGTGTATGTTAACATATTTCCTAATAGGAAACTATCCTCTGGAAAATATGCAAGAGTTAACCCTAAAAATCTTGAAGCTCCTTTCAAATGGTTCTTTGAAAACTATGATTACGGCTGGGATATTATTCTGCAAGCAACTCAAAAGTATGTGCAAGAATATGAGGTCAGAGATTATGAGTTTATGAGGACTGCTCAATACTTCATTAGGAAGCAAAATATAGATAAGTCTTTTGAATCAGATTTGGCAACATATTGTGAGTTAGTAAGGGATAATCCAGATGATGAAGTAGTGTACTTCAAAGAAAGGATATTATGAGAAACCACAAATGTTTAACCAATTTATTAAAACAAGATGTCAGATTTATTTAATGGAGCCAAGCCGCTCATGCCTGTTAGTGAAAGAGATGCCTTAGAGAAGGCCCTCATCAAAATGAAATTAAGAAGAAAAGGAGAGTTAAAATCACTCAAGAGTGCATGGCCCAAATTTAATGATGCATTTTGTGATGGACTAGAGTGGAGAACTATCACCGTGGTTGGTGCTAGACCGGGTACAGGTAAGACTTTATTTATGGAACAATTGATCTCAGATATTATTGAGAAAAATCAGGACCATACATTTAGAGTCCTAAAGTTCCAGATGGAAATGCTAGATGAGACTAGTGGAATAAGAAAATTGAGTCTGAATACAGGTGCTGATTACAATACATTAATGAGTAAAGGTGAACCAGTTGATGAGGATATCTACTATAAGTGTGTTGAGTATTACAAAAAGAGTTCTGAGAAAGATATTATTAATGTAGTATATGATGCATGTACTGTGGATGAAATGTGTGCTACCATTCATTATGAAATGGAAAGATACAAGAATCCAGATGGTACATATCAGAATATGCTAGTTACAATAGATCACTCAGCATTATTTAGAAATGGTAAAGGACAGAAAGATAAATTTGAGATGCTTTATGGTCTAGGAGAAGCCTTGACTTTAATGAAGAAAAAGTATCCAGTTGCTTTCTTGGTTCTTAGCCAACTTAACAGAAATATAGATGACCCCAAAAGACAGCTGAATGGCGTTTATGGCAATTATGTATTAGATTCTGATTTATTTGGTGCGGATGCACTATTACAACATGCTGATGTTGTTCTTGGGATTAATAAACCTTCTATAAGGAAAATAAGACAATATGGACCTGAGAAGTTTATTATTGAGGATGAAGATGTTTTGGTGTTCCACTTCTTGAAATCAAGAAATGGTTTGACAGCAATTGCATTCTTTAAACTTGATAGAAGAACCATGAGGATTATTGAGATAGCCACTCCACCCCAAGCAGTAGACAAAGTAAGTATAAGTAAAAATTAAAATTATGAGTATTAGAAAAGAAAAAGAAAGAGAGTTCTTTGTAGACCATATGCCTACATTTAGAGCTGTTCAAGTTGCAGACCCATTTTTTGTTATTAAGACCGCGTTCTTTCAAAAGGGCAAATATGGGAGACAAGTTCAATTTTTTGAATCTGAGTTGTCAAAAGGTGAAGATATCTATATTGAGTTCTATGAAAACATCAAAGATGGTAATGGAACTGAGATAGATGTTGTACCTATGTATGATGACAGACCATTATTCAAATACAAATTCAACAAGTATTTTGCTGAAGAGTATGAGCAAAAAGAGAATGTGAACCATAAAGGGGAAACATATCACACTTTTACTGTACCTGTATCTGAGTTAGTAGCTATCCAAAAAGATGGAACTGAAATTACTTACGCTCTTTATGAGAAGAGAAAGAATGAGAGTCAGGCTAAGAAACCTGAAAATGAATTGCCAAGATTGCAAAAGTCATTATCTCTATTTCCTGATTTTGAAGATGAGTATTTGAAGGAAGACCTTGAATTGGATATTGCTAAAGAAGCACCAAATGCTACAGAAACTGAGGCAGTAGACTCAACTCTTGCTAATATTTCTCTTAGAGATTTTGCTGCAATTATGCTAGTAAGACCTGTTAGTGATAAAGCATGGTTGAATGATTTGATTAATGAAGCAAAAAAGGACTTATGAGTATAGTATTGCCAACTACAAAAGTAAAAGCGGCCAGAGTAAATCCAAAAAGACTTGTAATTTATTCCAAGCCTAAAACCGGAAAGACAACTGCATATGCAGGTCTTGACAATAATCTGATTCTTGACCTAGAAAATGGTACTGAGTATGTAGATTCATTGAAAATTACAATTAATAATCTTCAAGATCTTCTAGATGCTGGTAAGGCCATTAAAGAAGCAGGTAAACCCTATAAGTATGTTACTGTAGATACTGTAACTGCATTAGAGAATATGATCATGCCACTAGCTGTAAAGTTGTACAGAAAAACTGCCATGGGTAAAAACTATGATGGTGATAATGTAGCAAGTTTACCAAATGGTGCTGGTTATTTATATATCCG